ATTTTGATTACCAGTTCTAGGAGATGATGGTGTAATTATCATGTAAGATTCATCACCTGCATATCCACCCATGTATCTGTGATTAGTACAATGAATATAAACTTTATTAGTTTCATCAGCATTCATAATGAATACTGGTTGGTATATATTTTCGTAATCTGCAGCTACAGCATCTGATGCTCCAGTACTATTGTAATAAAGAGTTCCACCATTCAAAGTTCCATCAGGAACTGTGCTGAATCTAATAGAATGATTATTAGTAATACTGAAACTATTACCTTGTCCTGTATGATAATGACACCAATAATATAATGTCGAAGGTGCACTGATAGGCACAGTCCATTCAACAACACGACTTGTAGCAGCATTAAATCCAGTAACATATCCACTCATAGTTACAGTAACGCCATCCAACTTATAAGTTACACCATCAAGATAATGACCATTACCATTATGACTTCCTTGATCACCAAGACTAAACATTAATGGGTGATTTGCACCACCATATACTTCGTTACTATTATCTGACTGATCAAAGATATAAGTTGAACCTGCGATTAAAGGAAAGTTAGCAGGTTTTTCAACGCCATTAAAATAAAATACACCTGTAGATTGCCCTCCAACACTATCTACACCTACTGTAACTGCAACGTTAACTGTAGATGTACCAGCAATCTGATTACTAGAATCTGACTGATCAAAAATGATCATCATATTAGATTGAACTTTTATATCTTCTGGTGCAAAGTAGAATACACCAGGTGAAAAAGGTCCGAATTTATTTGCATCAGGTCCAAATTCTATGTAATAAGGATCGATATTAATTGGATCTGCATTAATTTTAAAAGTAAAACCATTCGCACCAATACATAAATCTTGATCTAAAAAAGGATCTCCAGTAAGATCACGCAAATATATTCTTGTAACATTACCTTGATTATCTTTTACAATCTTTGAAACTTCACCTTTTGCTGACCCTCCTATTTCATCTACAATTCTACCAACTTCAACATTTCCTAAAGTTTCATCTACATTAGTTACTTCTAGTACAATATTACTTCCTGTTTCTACTTTAACTCTCCAAGTAAATCTTTGTAAATCTCCGTTTTCAAATACACCGTTTGTAAGTGCAAATTCATCAATAATTTTGTTTGAATGATAATAGTAAGTATTATTATCTAATACAGCATCATATACATTTGATGATTTTACATAATCATATTTTACAGTGTCAATAGGGAAATTCACATCTGCATTACCTACTGTTCCCCAATCTGGAGTATGTAATAAACCACCATTTGCCATAATACCATTTACGGTACTAGGTCTAAAATTTCTGGTGCCTGGATTTGGAACATCTTTACCACCACGGTAAATATATGCTTGATTATATGTTCTATCAACAATGTCACCAGACCCACCTGGTTGCCTCTCAGAGAGGTATAACTGAGATGGTTTAGGGTGATTATCAGATGTAATTGTTAATCTATCAATTTTCTGTCCATCATTATCTGTAGCAAAAACTCCTGTTGTTGGAGAATTAGGATGATCTTGCCAAACTCTATTGATATCAAAGGAGTTTACGACACCTGGTGTGTCTTGTTCTGGAGTAATTTGAAGTCTTAAAGGATCATATCCTCTACCTCTTTCTAATACACGAACATGAGTAATTCTACCAGAGTCTGTATCAATAATCGGATATAATAATGCTTCTACGTCTGGAGTTCCACATCCATCCACAGTAAGTCTAGGAGGATCAGCAGGATCATAAAGTGATCCTCCTTCTAAAACCTCCACTGCACGAACACCAAACAATTCGTCAAAAATTGGTTTGATTACCGCACCAGAACCAGGAACCGTTCTTGCCATTTAAAGTTAACTTACTACGTTGATTGTTCCTTGCATTGAAGCATGGATTGTACATTGATAATAAAGTGTAGTTGGAGCATCCAAAGGAACTGTCCAATACAAGATAGAAGATCCACTACCACTTTGACCAGCAGTATATGGAGTTCCAGTCAAACCTTGTGTGCTTTGAATTCTAAAGGGGTGTGCACCACCAACAGAGTTATCAAAAGCATATGTAAACCCTCTATAAACATAAAGAGTTGGATCATTTACTGTTCCTGAGAAACCAGGACCAGAGAAAGTGTAATCAGAAGATCCGTTTGCACCAACCTCCCACCAAGTCATTGGACTTCTAGTTACTGTCCAATTAGAACCATTCCAATAAATTGAATCACCTTGAACAACACCTGCTACGTTTGTATCAGTCAAAGCAGCAAACGTTGTTGAAAGAGATCCTGAGAAATTGACTGTAAGAGTATCACCAGATACTGCAGTTGTGATGTTAGTTCCACCAGCGATTGTTAATGTATCTGCTGTAGCATTTGCAGTTGTAGAACCAGAATCACCAGCTACAGTTGCAAATAAGTTCTGTATTGATCCTCCCTCTGCACCTGCATCATCAGCTGGTGCCCAGTTAGTTCCGTTCCATTTTAAAATTTGGTTTGTTGTAGGTGCAGCAGTAGTTGTATCTACGTCACCAAGTGCATCAATACTTGAATACTGTGTAAGAAGTTTTGCTTGAGTATCTCCAACACCACCAGCTGTAATATTAATGTTTACATATGGATTATCATCACCATCAACAGTAAAAAAGTATCCAGTGTATGTTGCTGCAGAAGGTGCATTTCCTAAAGCAGAGAATTCATTTTTATATTGAATTTTTGTAGGAAAATCAACTGTTCCTGTTGCACCATCAAAGGTTGATGTAACACTACCACTTGTAAGAAGAATATCTCCTGTTCCATTTGGTGCTACAGTAATGTTTCCATTTGAAGATGATATAATTGAGTTACCAGAAACATCTAACGCAGAAGTTAGAGTAGTGTAATCAGAAGGTAAGAAAGTTGCTCCATTGTACCTTAATACCTGACCTGTTGCAGGGTTAGTGGTATCAACCTGTAAGGTGCTTCCGTTACCTAATGCGGTATATATTTCGTTAAAGTTATCGTTAATCTTATCACCGCCAACTCTAAGAGTATCACCTGTATTATCATTAGCTGCGGATCCAAGACCTAGAGTTTGTTTAGCCATTGGTAAAAGATTTTTAGTTATTTATGGGGTTTCGGGGTCTACTAACTCTTCGCCATATTGACTTAAGTCAGGAGCAGTCCAATCATCAGGAACTGATGTTGCAACACCGATAGATGGATTTTGATATCCACTTCCTGTTGCACTAATTTCGACTGCAGCAACACCGACTAATGCCTTAATGTTGCCTTCAAATCCACTGATAGAGTCGATTCTAACAGTTGGTCTAGATGTATATCCAGAACCACCTGATGTAATTTGAACTTTATCAATTTGACCAGTAGTTAGTATTGCGGTTCCTTGTCCTTTGTTTCCAAATACAGAACCAAGATAATCAAATGTAATTAGAGAGTTAGAAGATTCAATAACAGCAACTTCTCTATCTAATGTCTCACCTTGTATATCAATAAAGTCACCAGGTTCAACTGGAGGAACAACTTCAGCAGCATCAACGTCTGCTTCAGATCCAACATAGGAGAACGCAACGAATGTAGATCCAAATCTAGGAATCTCAGAGAAGATAATTCTAGAACCAACAATCTCAAAACCAACGCCTGGTTCCTGTAGAACACCATTGAGAGATACAATGATATTGTTCTCAGGTCTGATTGTTGTAGACTGAACACCTTCAGTAAGAGTCAGTGAGTAGAATACATCATCACGTTTCAAGTTAAATGATTGACGTAATGAATCAAACTCAAATGATATATCATCCAACTGTCTTAACTTACCAATGTAGAATCCAGTGAATGATGCTCCAAGATCAGGTGCTTCTGTGAATGCAATTTCATCAGAGAATGCTGTAAATGCAAATGTAGCACCAGGAGGTTGTAGCACACCATTAATAAAGATGAGCATATGACCTGCAGGATCTGGGAAGTATGGAGTTCCGTTTGCAGTTGTAAGTTTAAAGTTGGTTTGTGTGCCATCAAAACCTCTGAAGGAACGTTTAACTCTTGCCTTCAGATTTACTAACTCATTAATAGATGCTTTATAATTATCAGGACCGATAATACCGTCTCTACCACTAAATGCACCTCTAATATCTGCAAGATATATTCTCTTATTGATACCTACAGTTTCAATATCTTGAACAATACCACTTGCAGCACCAGCAACTTGTACTACTGTTGAGACTTGTGCGTAACCGATAGGGTTGAATGGATCATTAGCAGCACCATAAGCACCAACAAATTGACCAATCGCGAAGTCAGCACCAGCAACTTGTTTGTAGTAAATGAAATTATTATCAAGATCAACCTCAGTAATGTAACCATAAACATTGGCATTCTGGAAGTTAGAATCAACTCTATGAATTTTATCTCCAACTTGGAATGTATTAACACCACCTTGAATTGAAATACCAATTCTAGTATGACCCGCAGAATTTATTCTGTCACCAACTGCAATATCTAATCCATCATACTTAACAACCTCTACAAATATTTCAGAAGCACTAGGATATAAAGTAGATGTAGTTTCAAAAGATCCAGATAATGTTTCTGTATCAATAGTTAACTTACCACCAGTATTGTTAATAACAGCACCTTGAACCTGTAAGAATCCTGTAGGTGAAGCAGTAACTTCAGATGTATAACCCTTAAATAAAATATCATTTGTAAATGATCCTTTTAACTTATTAACTTGTATTCTATTTTCGATAGCACTAATTTGTGCAGTAGTACCGTTTGCAGCACCAACCATTGTATCTGTAATTGCCCAGACTCCACCAGTTACACGAACATCGAGATATTTGTAGTTTGCATCTTCAAAGAATCCGTAAACAACACCAGTAATTGATGTATCACCTTGTTTTACTAATGTTTCACCCATTGTGAAAGGACCATTGATGATATCACCATCAATTCTCATCCTCTTATAAACTTGAACAATTTGACCTTCATTTAAGGTTATTTTTTCTAGTTCTCCATAACTATCACTTTGAGTTCCATACAAGTAATCTGAATTGTTTAATCCACCAGCAATACCTGTTGGAATTTGTCTAGTTCCGTATGTCTTAGTAGGAACTGTAATACCATTGAT